GTTTACTTAGGCAGTATGCTTCTTTCTTCCCACTTTGGTTTCTGAATGGAACCGCTCTGTGTTTGCGATCCCGCGAGTGCAAGGTGGTCATTTAGATCTGTTTCCGATACATAGAGTACGGGAACATGTGTGCGGAGGTAGGTGATCTTACTCCTCCACATAGCCAATTTAGTTGTGTGACGTGGACTTTGTTCCATCTTTTTGAGTCTATACCTCGCCTTTGCGTTTATGAAGGGTGAGGTGCGGATCGCGTCCAACATCGATACAGTGTTTTCAGGGGAGATTTCGGACCGTTTATTGTCCTTAATCCACTGCTTATACGCTGATCGGTAATGGTGGCACATCAATTTCTTTCCCCTCATGGCTTGGACGTTAGCTTGCCATTCTTTGTTACGTGACTTTGCGTCAGTTTCACCGAATGAGAGCCAATCGGCCCATTTCTTGCCTGAGTGGATATTATTGATGGCCTTTACGTGGTCCTCCCTCATCACTTCGACCAGAATGTCGTCATACCTCACTGCTCCTTTGCTCCATTCCGTTGTCAATCGGGACCTGAGTGGTTCTAGCGTCTCTTTTAGATTCGCTGTTCCACTTTGGTTGGACAGTGCGAAAGGCCCTTTCAACAGGAAAGATTTGATCTTATTCTTTACTGTTTTCTCGGCTATCCGCCCAGTCCCCGATCCGCCAAACGCAATGGGGCCAGACCCAAGCCCGTGGATTCGTGGGAGAGAGGCCAGTTTTAGCTGAGCAAGTTCTCGAACTTCTCGCCAATTTCTGCTCTCCCCTACGATCTTGTAGATGTTTCCACGCGCATCGGGTAGTAGGTTGCTCTCTAGTGGGTATGACTCTTTTATGGTCACGCTTTGGTTAGGTCTCTCCTCCGCCAACACCCCCTGCCCATTCACGCCGTTAATCTCGATTAACTTCTCGCAGAAGACACCCCTGACACCAAGGAAGGACTTCTTTTCGTTCAGGACTAACCCGAGCCGTTCGATCCATTTCTTGTATTTGTATCGTTCGGCTTCTGTCCAGAGGCCAATCAGGTCATCGCCACAGATCTCAAATGTGCCGTTGTCTGATGAAGCCTGGTATCCTGCGAAAGCGTTAAGTATCGAGAGAATTGTCCATGTGGTTCCTAGACCCATATGTGCGCCTCTAGTCGTTAGTTGGGGTTCTTTACCCTCCTCTTGACTATGCAACATCATAGGTTCACAGCAACGCATGGCCACTTCGATTTCGTGATTGGGCACGCCCAGTCCTTCCAAGCAACCCTTTAGGGCGGCTTGGCCTAGGCCATGGTCAATATAATCGCTCGCTGCACTGAGATCTGCAGAGTAGAGTCGAGCGTTTTGACTATGGTTCCTCAACCTCACAGGTTCATTCCTTAAGCTGTTGCGACTCCACTTCAGGTCCTTTAAGAAAGGCAGTAGGTGTCGAGAGACGCAGCGAGAGTAGTGAGCCAAGTACGCCGGATGGTTAGAAGCTATTCTGACTTTCATTCCCCTCTCTACGATCGCCACCTGCGCAAGCGGGTGGTGGTATGTATCGGAGAGCAAGGGTGAGTTGTAAGTCAAGTATCTACTCATCCGGTATGCGCGGAGGTTGGAGAGTTCACTAGGACGGTAATTTTCTGGCGTTTCCTCGTTCAAAGACGCCACCACAGATTCTGCCTTTTTGACGGCCTGTCCCCACGCGGAGTTATTGCTATCGATTACTTTTTGTTTCCAATAAGAGTTTTCTAGCAATCGCTTTGCGTCGCGGACGGTCACTACACATGACACGAAGCTCCCGTTCTGGAGTCTTTGTCGATGTAGGAATTGCCAGTCGCCCGATACCTCTGAAAGGGTCGGTCCGAGACTGGGATAGTCAAAGTTAGGTTGGTGAAGTGGTGGTGCTGGGTGCATCACTTTGGACTCAACACCCCTGAAGCCACCAGGCCTCAAATCCTCCAAGATCTTTGGCGGTTTGGGTTTCTGGCGTAGCTGACGGGTAGGGGCGGCACGGCCGCGTGGAGCAAGTAGTTGTTCATTCATGAGCAACAATGATCTTGCCACGTTTCTGTGATCGCCTAGTTGAGTTCCATCTGATTCGCACAGAGGAAAGCAGCTTTTCATTGCCGGGGCTGGGCATGGGGGTGCCCCCTTGATTCCTTTCTTGTCTTGTCGTTGTCTATATTCCGTAGCAATACGGTTTGCAAACAACTCCACGGCTGTTAGGATCTCGGGGGAGGAGGGTAAGATGGGGTTAACGAATCTGCTGGTACAATTGCTCATTGCCTCTTTGGTCCACCTCTCCATCTCTTCGGTAGAAACGATATCGGCTGGCCGTCCCGGAAACGGGTTCGACTTGTCGACAACTCTACTATCATCGAAATGGATTGCGCGGGCTATTGTTGAGGCGCTGAACAAGCGTGCTGCTTTACTTGGGTCTCGGACTTTGTCCATGGCATCTCTTCGGAGA